TTTCTTCATCGGATAATGCGGGTACAACTTCTTTTTTAACCATTGGGTTATCAAATGGTTCATCATAAAGACCTAACTCTTGGTCATTTTTCATCATTTCAGAAAGTATTTCTTCCGTTCTATTTTTTTCCTCATCGTGTTTAAATCCTTTAATTGGGTTATGTTTTTCTCTTACCTCATCACTATACCTTTGAGCCGCTGCTTTTAATTTTTCATTTGGGAATGGTGGATTCAATAACACTTCTTCGAGTTTTTTTAAATCATTTTCACTTAAATGTATTCTTGTTGTCTCATCAACAAAATCTTTTAAATCTTCGGGATTTGATGGAGTTTCATCTTCATCTTTTTTCTTAACCATCACTAATTGATTAAACGCAATAACCAACGCAATCGCTAACGGGTCAAATACAATAACAATTAAAATAATAAAGAATTTAACAACAGAATTTAAATCAACACCAAAAGCATCAGCAACAAAACGAAAACCACCAACTTCTCTTTCAATTTCAATGTTGTTATTTTTTATTTCATTAATTTTTCCGTTATATGCAATAATTGAATCTTGTAGAACATTAATCTTATCTGTTAATTTATTAACTTGTTTGTCTCTGTTATCTACTGACCTTAATAATCTACTATTAACTTTACCCTTTTCTAAAATAGTACCTTGATTTGATTGTAACCCATTTAATTGTGTTGTGATGGTTGCAATTTGGTCATTGTTTCCTTTAATTTTATTTTCCCAAACAGATATTTCTCTTTCAACTTGGTTAAGTTTTAGATTTTGTTGTTGGAAAGCATTTGATAAGTAACCAAAAATACCTGCTGATGTTATCAACATTAATACAACGACCGCAAATGCAAGATACCACTTATTAAAACCTTTTAACGTATCCCATTTTTGTTTCAAATATGTTGCACTAACAAGTTTAGCAAATTCAAGTGAACCTGCCATTACCATAACTGCAACAGCAGCACCACTAAACAATACACCTAAACCAGTTACGGAAAAGTATGCTGCAGTACCGGCAATTAGAATAGCAGCAATTGCCACCAAATATTTTAACCAATTATTATTCATGTATATTATAAATAGTTTAGAAGTCCATAACTCTCGTTTCTTAACTTCTTTATGGCCTTATCACGTAGTTGTCTAATACGTTCTTTTGTACATCCAAATTCCTCTCCTAAATCGTCTAAATTAGATTCAATACCTGTTAATCCATAGTATCTTTCAATTATAATTTTTTCCCTTTCATCCAACACATTTAACATTAATGCTACTTTCTTTTTAATTTCTTCAGGGGAATTTAATATTGCATCAGGACTTTCAACATTCTTGTTTGGAATCATATCTATTAATTGATCCCCTTCATCATTGATTGTTTTATATAAACCAACACAATATGGTAAATTAGTTGCAATTGGTTGTTCTTCATTATTACCAATGAAAAAATTATCTTCATCACTAATTTCGTCTCTCTTAGCCTTTTGTGCTTCTTGAATTAAATTTGATGGGAGTCTAATTGTTCTTGCATTTTCATTTAAAGATGCCATAATAGATTGTCTAACCCACCAAACCGCATATGAAATGAATTTAAGTCCACTTGTTGGGTCGAATCGTTCCGCCGCTTTTATTAGACCGATATTACCTTCAGATATTAAATCCATAATATCCATACCTTGATTTTGATACATCTTGGCAACTGAAATTACGAATCTTAAATTACCTACAATTAATTCCTCATGTAATTTATTTTTCTCCTCTTTAGTTGTTTTTTTATCATTTAATAAGGTAAAAATTTCTTCTTGTCTTTCGTGTGAAATTACAGGAATTTTACGAATGTCTTTGATGTACTGTTGGATTTCTTCTGTGTTGGTGATGATAGATTTCTTCATAAATGAACGATTTAATAGTGACGTGATAGTAGGATAAAGATAAGTAATCTTTTTTACTTTTCAAAATTGTCAAGGAATTTTTTTTCCTCGGGGGTTAAACTTTCAATACCCATTTGTTCTATCTTGTCCAATAGTTCATCTAAATCCATACTTGGATTGGTGTTCTTGTCATATTCAATCTTCATTACCGTAGAATCACCCTTTGGTTTAAAAATGAAGTCCTTTACTTGCTGTGGTAGGTGTGCCGAAACTAAACTGTCTCGGTCAAATATAAAATAAAATTTTACACTATCATTTGTTAATAGTGAATATAAATCTTGGGATAATGTCTTATAATCCACATCGGAATCAAATATAACAATAATGTTTTGTGAATTTTCAATCACATATCTAACGGAATTGATTGACATTGACTCACCTAATATCTCATTACAAAAATATTCTATATCTTCGTGGTCTTCGAACATCCCGAAAATAAATAAAATAAAAGTTTTCATAAAGTTATTGTCTCTTTACCTTAATTTTCCAATAAACACCTCCATTAACATATGGTTTAAATTCACCACTTGTTTCGTCAGTTAATCTGTTTGCAACACCTACTCCAACATGGAATAGTTTATCCTCCTTTGTTTTAAAGATGACACCGGTACCAATATGTGATACCACATCCACCTTATTAAACCCACCCTCAAATCCAAAAAATACCTGTCCTTTCTTTGGTTCTTTGGTGTAGATGGTGTCCCTAACTATCATTTTCTTAATGTCGGCAATGAATTTACGATTCACTACACTATTTTTTGATATTGTATCGGTAATTGTAATTTTACCTTGGTTGTTTGGTAACATAAGTACTTCACTATGAGGTACTTTTGCAAAGTAAACTTTCATAATTTCCAAAGTATCAACTGGTTGTGTTACAGGTACTTCTATTCTTTTTTCCACTTCATATGGTACCGGTACTTCAACCTCAACTTCTACCAAACTATCAACAGGTATGGTATCATGTACCGCATATGGAATTGAATCTATTTGTGATACTATCTTAACTCGATTCGGCATAATACCTTTAGGGTTAACAAGTTCAACTATAACAACCATTATTAATAAAGCAATTACAACATGTCTAATATCAAAAAATTTCTTCATTATTTAACAAGATATAACGTAGTAGTTATTATTGCAACCCCAATACCTAATATGGAACCAGCCTTATAGAATTTAGTTTTCATTTGTTGAACTTTAAGTTCCTTTTGTAAATCTTTAGTCATATTATCATAAAGACTTATTTGTTGGTCCTTCTTTTCAATGATTGTATTAAGATTACCAATCTTTTGTTCTTTAAGTGAATCCTTTTGAACGTATAAAGTTATTTGACCTTTTTGTAAGTCGATTACTTTATTGGCTTCAACCAATTCAGACTTTGCTCCGTCTCCTTGTAATAAATCCTTAATTACTAATCTTGCCGTCGGTACTTTTAGAGGTACTATCGAGTCCGTTTTCGTAACGGTCTGAGAAAAACTTGATAAGGTCGTGAATAGTATAATCGTTAACAGCGCTAACTTTTTCATGTGTTTGATTTTTAATAATTGTTATATTTTTATTTACATTGGTGATATCCCCTTCAACTTTATTGATTTCATTATCTACGTTTGCAATATGTGAATCGAGGATTTTGTTCTCATTTTGTACTGAGTCAATCTCATTTTGTAGTGAATCTATCTTTTGATAGTATCCCGCAACATCCGTCTTAATTGAATTGGCTTCGAATAACGCATACAACGCTATTGCACCAACAATTAACACTAGAATTAAGGTCTTATTTATCTTCATATTATCTCTTTTACTATAAATATGAAGAAAGGGGCTTTTGGCCCCTTTTTACTATTTCTTCTTCTTAACTATCTCATCTATAATTCCGTAGGTTAGAGCCTCATCTGAGGATAACCATAGGTCTCTCGTGGCGTCCGATTTTACTTGTTCGGATGACTTACCACAATAACCACCCAATAGTTCAAATAGAGTGTCATTTATCTTTTCCCATTCTTGAAATGTGATTCTTGCATCTTGGATGTTTCCACCAGCACCTCCTGATGATTGGTGTAACATAGTACGTGAAAATCTTAAAGAACCTCGTTTACCTTTGGTTCCCGCACCTAATAGAACCGAACCCATTGACGCGGCCATACCTGTGTTAATAGTACGAATATCAGAATTAATATATTCCATAACATCCACCATTGATAATCCAGATTTAACGGAACCACCAGGACTGTCAATGTGCATTGTGATATCGTTATTATCCAAACTATCTAAGAACATTAATTGAGCCTGTGTGACTACCGACATATGATCGTTAACTTCTCCCGCAACCCAAATGATACGTTCCATCATTAAACGCGAAAACACGTCCATAACTGTCACATTCATTTGTCTTTCTTCTAAAATGTAAGGTGTTAAACTATTCTCAACTCTATTGTTGTAACGATGTAAGTCCAATGAACTAACCCCGTGGTCTTTAGCGTAAAGACCAAAATCTTTCAATTCTTTTGGTGTCATATAAGTTTTGTTTATGTTATACAAATATAAATCAAATAAATGATATTAAGAAATTTTTGTGGTGATAAAATCTATTGAGGAAATATTCTCCTCTTTTTTAATCATAATGATATTATCAGACCAGTTACGTATTAAAGGATTATGTGATATGACAAATATATGGTCAAAATAGTTTTTAATCTTTTTAAAGAATTCACCTACCATTTCTAAATTTTCATCCGCAATTTTACCAAACACTTCATCCATAACCACAATGTTTGGTTTTGGTAATGATGAAATTTTAGTTAATACACTACGAAGTGCCAATGAAGATATTGTTCTTTCGTAACCAGAACCCGCATTAAGAGGTTTAACAATACGAGTCTCAGTATCAATCATAATGAATTCAACTTCATTCTTGTCGTTTATATTCATCTCTAAAATGAAATGACAACTATCAACTAACAGACGATATAATTCCTGATTAATAAGTGGTATCATATTCTTAAGAATAACTTTAGAAATACCATTCTTACCATAAACAGTTAAATAAATCTTAAATACCGCACCTAACTCTTCTTCGGAAATGATTTTTTTAATTAAGTCTTCGTTAATACCAATTTTCTCGTTCATATTAAAGATGTTATTGGTGTGTCTCTCTATTGATGTGTTAGTAACACGAATATTTGCCGTAGCGGTTTCAATTTGTGTTTTTAATTTTATAACTAAAGCATCTATTCTTTGATTATCTTCTAATTTCTTTTTATTGTCTTCATATCTATCTAAACGTAATTGTTTACTATCAATTTCAAGTTGTCTTTGTTCAACCTCCAATTCATATCTTTCTTTACGAAGTTTGTTCCTTTCATAAGTTTCAAATTCTGTTTTTAAAGTTTCAAAGGCATCTGATTGTTCTTTTAGAGAATCGAAAGCAATTTTATTTGTTTCAATTCCTTTTTCGATTTCATCGATTTCTTTTCTAAGTTGTTCAATTTCATCCGTATGGTCAACCTCATCTAATGCACGTTTACATGTTGGGCAAATTGTACCTTCTGTCAATTGCTTAATTAACTTTTCCTTATCACCCTTTTCATATTTATATGCAACATCGATACCTTGAAGTTCGGCCATTTGTCCTCTCAACTCTTTATGTTGTTCTTCAAGATAATATTGTGATGGTTCCACAACATTAATCCCATTGGCATTTGTTTGACTTGCAAGTTTTAATTTATTCAAATCGTTTATTTCTCTTTCGAGTAATATTGGGTTTGTGTTAATCAATTCTCTATCAACATCGTTATTTCTTGACGCTAATTCACCATCTCTTTGTTCTTCTAATTCTTTTAGTTCTTTCTCGAAATCACCTAATTCGTTCGTCAATCTAACAATTTCATTTTCAGAATTAGTTATACTTTCTTTATACGTATGAATATCCGTTTCTAAAGTTACCTTATTATAAGTGTTGGATATTAACTTTTTACTCCAATCATTATAAATTTCTTTAGCAATTTCTTCTTTTACTTTTAGATTTTCTAATCCAAGAAATTTCGTAAGAATTTGTCCCCTTGCTGTTGGTTTAGATTCAATTAATTCTTCTAAATTATAACCTGTTGTTAAAATAGTAGATAGAAAATCTTCTTCAGTTCCAATTGCCGATGCAATAAATGCTTCTGTTTCTCTTCTTTGTTCACCTGATAAATTTTCAATTGTACCATCTTCTTTCTTCTTATAGAATTCAAGTTTATTGGTTACTGTATATTCACCCGATTTACTCTTCTTTCTTAATGTTTTTCTTTCGATAACATAATCATCTCCGTCAATAGTGATTTCGCCACGAACACTAACCTCATCCTTATCAGTAAATCTATTAAAAATTTCACCGTTGGTTTTAGTTTTAGTTGTGGAATTAAAAAATAAGAACATTAATAAATCAACAGACGATGTAGATTTACCACCAAAGTTTTTAGGTGTAGATTCAATTACTGTAATACCATCGAGGCCAGTGAAGTCAATAACATTAGAATCACCAAAAGATAAAAAATTAGAAAACTCAACTCTTTTAATGAACCACTTGTTGTATCTAACTTTGTTTTCATTTAATTTATCTATTTGTGTATTAACTTTATTGTCTAGTCTATCAACCAAATCCCATTTAATATCAATCGAATTGTCTTTAATGAAATCTTTCATTAATTTCTTTTGATATTGATGGTCTAATATATTGTCAGATGCCTCCAAAGACTCTAAACGAGTTTGGTTTACATTTGCCAATGTTTTGGTAATTACTTGTACGTTCTTAGAGTTGTACTTATTTTGAAAGTACGACTTAACTCTCCTGATTTTTTCTGGTGTGAAATTTTCGGGTACGTCTTGCCAAGTTACTTTTATAAATGGATTCATTAATTATTTATTTATTTGCAAATATAAGTTGATTTACTCTTTGTTGTCTATATTCGTTTTCCATGTCCTCTAATTCTTTTTGTGTTGGTCCGCAATATGGTCCATTTTCTAACCAATCACCATTTAATTGTTTATTAAATGTACGTACATAATCTTTTGGTATTACTATCCAATCTTCAGGTTTATCACTATTGCCAACTTGTCTATTAAACACAAATTTAACTTTATTAAAATCTTTGATTACGCTAGCATCCACCATACAAATTTGGTCAAATTGAGCGTTGACTCTAAAATATATGTTATTATCTTGACCAGGATGTGATGCTAACCATTTACCAGAATTTCTTTCAGACAATTCACCTAATCCAAAATAAAACCACTTCCAATTCTGTATATTAAGTCCAGAAAAACCAAGATTAAAAATATCTTGTTGATTGCCCGCCCATCTATCTCCATTCCAAGAACCATTTTCACCTTCAGCACCGTATGTCGGGTCATCGACACTTACTAAATCAATACCATATTTGGTACCGCTAATGAATTTTAACCCCAATACTTTTTCCGCAAATGATATGAAAAGATCTCTCATATCCTTATCATCAAATGGATCTAAAATTACTTTACCATTAAACCTTATGTATCTAAAATTTCTTTTTTGTTGTGACATATTACTTAATTCTATTTTCTTCAAAGAATTCTACAATTCCATTTATTGTCCAAACAATTCCAGCGGTAAACATACCATCAAAGAATAAATTGATAAACCATATAGTATCAAAAAATCTTGTTGTTATACTACCCAAGAATAATGACATAAAAAATCCAACCCATGTTGAAGTGCACAAGGTACAACTAATTAAGTCACCAAAAAATTTAGATTTACTTTTTATCCATTCTCTTTGATTTTCAAATATAGAACCCCAAACTAATATGTTTGTCATTCCATACGCCATAAATGCCCATAATAATATTTCCATAATTTTTGTTTTCTATAATATAATAAATTAATTCATCAAATCCAAATTATTCGTCATATAAACTATTAAGGTCACTATTTTTCATAAATGAACCTTTGTTTAATTTGTCTAATGCCTTTGTAAAATTTTCTAACTCTTGTTTTAATTTTAAATTTTCTTCAGTTAGTTCCTCGATTTTTTTAGTATCAACTACTTCAATTATTTTTTCTACCTGTACCTCTTTAATCACTTCCACTATCTTCTCGATTGGGACTTCTTTTATGATTTCCTTTATCACCGTTTTAGTCTCTCCTTCCACTTCCTTTACAACTTCGATAGGTACTTCAACTTTAATCTCTTTTATAACTTCGACCGGAACCTCTTTAATCACCTCGTAAGGAACTTTTATTTCCTTTTCAACTATAACTTCTTTCTCAATAATTTTTTCAACAGGAACTTCTTTTATAATTTCCTTAATAATTTCTTTTTCAATTATAACCTCAACAGGAACTTCAACTTTAACTTCTTTTGTTGTAACATTACCGTTAGGTGTCTCACCATATTTTAACAAAGAAAACCCTCTATTGAAGGTTTCTATTGCCAATTTATTTGGGTCTTTTATATTGTTTATTTCACAATAAAGAAGAAACTCTTTATCCAAGGTTAAGTCGCTCTTCTTTTGCATCTTCAATATCTTTAATGTCTGTTATACTAAAATGTAGAAACGGTTGTTCATTTGGTAAATCGTGAAAAGTATATTCATCAGTAGTAATGTCATAAATTCCATATCCATGATGTTTCACGGTCTCTCCAAAATTTTGTTGGATTAATGACCCAATCATTACCGCCTTTCCTCCTTCGGGTAGTGTAAATGTTTGTCTTTTATGTATGTCACCGCACAATAGTAAATCCAACCCAACAAAGTTTAATTGGTCATACGCATCTTCAAATTCAAATCCCATATCGGTTGATAGTCCCATAATCGGTCCATGAAATAATCCGACGTGAAATTTTCCATCTTCTTTTTCAAACTCAGGTCTTTGATTATGCTGATATAATGAATAAACAACCCAATTGATGTTTTCATCATTATATACTCCACCATCTTTTAAATAAACAATATTTTTGTTATTCAATAATTCCACAATAGGTGTAATACTATCCAATCTTTGGGTATTATTTTCTAAGAAATCATGATTACCTGGTATGATGACTGTTTTACCATAACCAGATAATTGGTTAAGTAACCAACTAGTTAATAACAATTGCTCATTAGAAATGTTAATCTTTTGATGAGCAATATCGCCAGCAATTACTATACGTATTTCGTCCCATTGAATTCCTTCCGATGTCCATTGAACTGAGTGTTCTCGAATTTCAGCAATTAATTTTTCAAATTGTGTTTTATATAATTCGTGCATTTGAATTGTACGAATATGTAAGTCTGCAATATGTATAATTTTCTTTACCATCTTTTAATATATTTTGATAAATCCATTGTTAATATAGTGTTATTAATCTGAGGAGGTACTTTGTACTCTACAAATGTACCATCATCTTTCAATAAAACAACAACATTACCTAATAATTTTGTATCTTCAAATTTAGTTCCTTTTAACATCTTAAGTAAAAGTCTACCATATAATGGTAATTGTAGGAAGTAATGACCTAACGCATTATCATGATATTGATTAAAAGGTGGATAAAGCCTACCGGTATAATGATGTACTTCAAAATTCTTTGGTTGGTTTGTTTTCCAATCTGTTGTTACAAATCCAAAATTCGTTTTTTCTTTATTCATCATTAACCAAACTTTATCTGGTTGTCCTGTATATTGTTCTTCGGGGTCACCTAAAACCATTTCAGTATCTAATAGGATTGCTCCACGTTCTAACATCAAATCAAGAAATTCTTTACCTGCTTTAATCATATTATCACTCTTACGTTGTTGTTCCTCGTTAATTGTGAATATAGGTTGTCTAACTTCTTTGTAGTTATCGAATCTACCAATCAAATCAGATTCCAATTCAAAATGAACTCTACTACCCATGTTAGTTGATAAATCACCAGCTTGTTTCCATTCCGCAAGTAATTGTGCTTGTCCTTCTGGGTCACCTTTAGACATTTTCAATGCCATACCCTCGGCGTCAAATGGTTTATGAAACTTCTTAATAATTTTAGAAACGGATGGAAAATTTCTTTTTATTTGACCATCCAAGTCCTTCATATAATATATGTGTTCTTCCTCAATGAAAGTTAATTCCAATTCTTTTCTTCTTTTTTCTAATAATTCTTTTATCTCTATTGAGATGTCGTTTAAATTCATTAATCTAATTGTTTTAATTTGTAATTATCTAATTTTCCTTGTAAATCTGCAATGTCTTTATCACCCTCTAATTTTATAGCAAAAACCTTACCCATCAATTTACCACAATTCAATTTATGATATAATTTTTCGGTATCGTTCCAAGCATCGGGGTCTAAAACAATTACAATTTTACCTTTAGCCTTTTCATAAAGAGTATTAAATAAATAATCACTCATAAACTTACCCAACAATGGAATTGCATTAGGTACAAAAATACTATCAAATGCACCCTCCACAATGTAAATTGTTTCATTCCAATTTATAAGATATTCATTGAATATAATAAGTTCTTTTTGTGCCTCAGGATTTTTATATTTCATTTTAGTTCTGTTTAGATATGAACGTGCAATGAAATAATTAATTCTTCTTTCGGAATCATAAGACGGAATTATAATTCTATTCTCATAAATTCCTTTATAACAAAATCCAATGTTATACATTTGTACCATTAAATCTGTTATGTTTCTACTTTTTATGTAATTAAATGCTTGTTTATATTGTGGTGTCATTTTTAATCCTTGACTGGCCTCTTTAAACGGAATAAAATCTTGTGGTAATTTTACACTTTTATAAACACGTTTACTAAAATCTTCACCATCGTCAGGTTTTAATAAAAGATAGTTTTTTAATTGTCTTGGGTTACCGAATTTTTTAACAAGTTTATATATCGATCCATGTGTTTCGTGTGTTTCTGCACATACCCAACATTTAAAAACATTGTACTTGTAATTAACTTCTAAATTACCCTTTCCATCTCCATGGTCTAAACCTTTTATTTCATGTGAACATACTGGACAGTCAAATGACATTTGACCTTTATAATCATTATGCATGTTACAATCACCCAAAATATCTTCGAGGATGTCAATAACAGGAGAATAGTCGACTTCTTGATTTACCATACTTTAGTAATATAGTAAAAAATAATGAGAAAAAAAAATCCCCCGGAACACCACCTCCGAGGGACACCAACTAAAAGTATATTTCTACACTTCCCGTCTTCTTTTATAAATATATGATAAACAATCCGTAAAGTAAAATATTAGTTGCCGGATTTTTCTAATTTGTTCATATTAACATAGCCAATAACACAAGTTGCAGCATCGGCCATATCATAGTTCTCTTTTTTAAGATTACCTGTTTTTCCATATAACCAATTTACATCAGGACAAACCGCATTTACATGTTCCCAAATAACGTGTTTTTTGTCAATGTCTTTTGGATATCCTCCAAATAAAACATTTCTACCCTTATCATTTGCACCAACTAAATCAGGGAAAGCAAATTTTCTAGAGTTATATGTTGAAATAAATGTTGGTAAAATACCTAACACATCATAACATGCTTTGAGAATCAATGTGTTATATCTCAACAACGTGCCAATTGTGTAAACGTTATTTGATTGTAATAATGGTTCTTCAATTATTACACGAGTGATTCCAACATCCTTGTAACCCAATAAATGTTTTTTAAACGCCTCCGCCTTTAAAATCAATTCTTCGATTTTATCTTCTGGTTGTGGTTTTATTTTTGGGGAGAAATGTGTTAACTCCAATAATTTAGACCCTGACATATCAAACAGAGCCCATCCAATTGTTTTAGTAGAAATGTCTAATCCTAAAATTTTTGGCTTGTTCTTTAATTTAACTTCTATACTCATATAACAATATATAATGAATATTTTTAGTAATGTAAAGCCTTAGAAATCAAGTTTCACAGAAAAAACATCTGTTGAATTGGTTCTTGCTCTCGGCGCACTAAATTTACCCATTACTAACGTCTCTTTATTTGAATTTAATAACGCAATTTCAGTAATATATTTTGTACCAGATGTGTATGTTGGATTTTGTGATATTGTGAATTTATCTGACGGTAAATTAATTACAAAATTCATTACTTGTACATCTGTCCCAATAACCGTGCTTACAGTACCTTCACTATATTTTCTTTCAGAACCAAAATTTGTTAGTGATGATGTATAATAACCATTACTTTCCGCATCTGCAATTTTAGTTTCATTTATAGTAAATGTATGTCCTGTTTTTAAATTATTAATACTACCACCTAAATCACTTGTATAGTTTAAATGATACCATTGATTTGAAACTGGTTGGTCTCCGTTATCGGTAATTTGATGTAATATGTGAATCTGTGTTGCCGTATATCCACTATTTAAGTGTTTAAAATCACCACTATTAAATTTAACAGTAACGTTTTCAGGATTTGTTGATCCAGTTACTTTCATAAAATAACTACAAGGTAAATCTCCTGATACTGTACCACCACTTAAAACATATGTAACCCAAAGAGTTTTCCCCGTAGTTAAATCCGTAATTGGGTCATCATTTGTGATATATGTACTTAATTTAGGTGCGGGTAATGTATAATTTCTTGTTGATCCTGTATCTAACGCGGTTACGATTTCTTGGTCGTCGATAACAATAATCTTTTGATTATAAAATATTTTTCCAACACTATATTCATTAACATCTAATAAATCAACATAATCTAATTGAAAGTCTGAATTAAATTCTGTTTTTAATGATTTTGTTTTACCGGTACTCATATGAAATGTTGTACCTGTTGTTGCACCTGATAATCTATGATACATAAGATTTGGCGAAGTCACCTCAAAATAATTAACATCAGTTTTTGAATCAGGATTATTGGTAATGTCATATGTTAAACCACTATATGTACTAATATAATCATCATATTTAAAAAATTGGTATGGGTCAACTGTTGTTCCACTTTCTGAATAATGTAAAACCGCTATTGTGTTTTGTTCTTCAGGTAAAACTTCAATTTCTTCTAACATCGTATTTCTTATTGTGGTGCCTGTAATCGTTCCTCCTGAAAAATTAACATAAGTTTGTCCATCTGAAGATGTGTATCCTAAATAATTTTTAACTCCAATATATTTGTTACTTGTGTATCCTGTTAAAGAATCATTTAAACCTGTAGGATTTTTTTCCCAAATCGTATTTAATGTCCAACCACTATTAGCTGTCATTACATTTCTACATGGTTGGTTTTCATCATCAGGACTTTCAACCGGTATACCATAAATTGTTGATCCTGTAGTTGAATACCATATAGGATATTTTACATGAGTGTTTTTATCAAATGGGGCTAACACTTTTTGTTGTGATGTTAAACCTGTTAAATTGTAATTATATTCGGAATCACCTATTGAAAAATAACTAATTAAGAAATCACCTTTAGCAATTGCATTTCTACCCGCTTTAGTTAATCTCGCCGAAACTGTAGGTGTAAACCCTGTATTTAAGAAACTCATATTTTATAAATATTATTTTATTTCATTATTCGATTTTAATCTCCTCCACTATCACATCTCGATATTGAATCTAAGGTTAGTGTGGTCCCCATATCCGATAATTGTACCGTATATACTGTTGAGAAAAGATTTGCAACACCATTAGATTGGAAATCCTGTTCGTTAATTATTCCCACACAATACGCATTTGATACATCATTTGGTAAACCACAAACATTACAATTTATTTCAACATTTATTGTATCTCCAACATGAACAGTATATGTTCCACTAGATGTGGTAGTTTTATTTTCAATGACTGACCCATTTACATATAAATTCATATAACCATCAGCACCCGACATTTCGGTAAAGCTCCAAGCTAATGTTGCTACAGGTGTAGTTGGTGTTGGGGTTATTGTTGGTGTTGGGGTAGGTGTTTCGCTAGGACATGCATATGTTCCACATGTTGCTAAGTCGGCAAAACTATTAATACTATTTATAACACCATTTACAACTTCAACCACATATATTGGATATGTGTTTTCACCATTTGGAGTGTAAACTAAATTTGTCGTTTGTGTTGATGGATAATATGTTGGTGATCCTCCATATAACTGTGCACCAACAACAAAACCAGGTGACGGGTAAAAATTGTATGATCTGCCATTAAAATTCCAATTAGAATGTGTTATAATATATTCCCAATCACATTTAACATCATTAAGTGATTTACTTTCCCAATTAGTGGATATATTTCCACATACAACACCTTGATAATATAAATTAACACTTGAATTAGGTTCTGTAATTGCAGATGAACTCGGTGTTGGTGTTGGTGGCACATCTGTAGGTGTTACGGTATTTGTTGGCGTTGGTGTAATTGTATTCGTCGGTGTTACAGTATTTGTTGGTGTTACACTTGGTGTTACAGTATTTGTTGGCGTCACACTTGGCGTAACCGTATTTGTTGGTGTTTGCGTCGGTGTGGCGGTTGGTGTTACGGTATTTGTTGGTGTCTGTGTAGGTGTTACGGTATTTGTCGGTGTTGGGGTAGGTGTTGGTGTTAATGGTGGTAATTTATAACATTGGAAATTAACATCATCTCTATCACTTGTAGTATTATAATCATTTGGTGTACCATATCTTGGTTTAAGATATGTGTGTTTAGATCTATTAAATAAATTATTTTCTGTTAAATTTCCTCCAGTCCATAATGTTGTTGCGGGAATAAATTGTTCAATAATTTTTATCCAATTTGGACTCATTTTAGTGATGAATTTATTTAAATCGACATCATTGTACGGTGTAAAATTTGTATTACTAATGTATTCGTTATATGTCTTTTCTAAAGAGAAATAAGATTTTTTATACTTGGATTCACTAGTGGAAATCATACCGCTAATTACCTCTTTTGTAAATTCTTCAAATGTTACTCCTGTTGTATATTGTGGAGTAATTCCTCCAATAGACAATTCTAAATTTCTTGATTGTCTGTAGATATCATATTCAATACATTGTGATGGAGATAAATAAATTCCAAGATTTTTTCTATTAAGAATTAATTTAGATTCGTAATCACCGTCATTAACACTTATTTTTAAATTATCTATTTTAGGTTCTAATTCAAATCCATAATCCAAACCAGGTAATGTTCTAAAATAATTAAAATAATCCTCACCATATGTATAATCTTTTGGTTTGGTTTTAATCGTTTTAGTTCTACCTGTTAATTGAAATATTCCGTTAATTGTAGTACCGCTAGATGTACTTTCATCAATAATTTCAGATGACCTATGACTTAATGTAATATCGTACCAACCAGAACCTTTTTGAAAATATATGTCATCACTTAGACTTGTTATTTTTCTCGGGAACCCTTCAGTATCGATAGGGTATTCAAGTCTTGTTAGATTTGTTGAACCTGTGATTGTTCCTCCTGTAAATGAACTATTTGTATAACCTGTTAAAATGTATTCTGTTTTTGTACCTTGTATTAAATTATAAATGTCTGTTTGTACATTATCGCCTAGTTTGGATTTAACGTTGTATATGTATTCATTTATTTTAATCATAGGTTCGGGTGCACCTAAAAATCTTAAAAAGAATTCAATCGAATTTCTTGTACCCTTTGATTTATAAATGTGTGAAAGATTTACTAATAATCTTCTATAAAATTCATTTTCTGATTCGATTAAATTTTTACCAATTGATTGTCCTAAATAAACACTATCATGTCTATTATATAATGTATCCTCAACACTTTGTTCATCAAATAATATATGTGAATCTAATCCTAAATTGTTTGATAAATTTTTTAATAATATATCGGGTACGTTATTAATACCATCATAGGTAACATTTCTCATATAAGCAATGTTATCTATATACTTTTTTATTTTATCAAAATTTTGTCCGTATAGTTGGAATATGGTTTCACCTTTCTTATCGTTAGTATCGAATTCAAATAATTGTGGTGAAGCTAAAAATCTAACTACTAAGTTGGATTTATAATCATCAATCTCATCAGATAAGTCACTTAATTTTAATATATAATCATCAAAATCTAAACCGACTGTTTGTAAATTCCATCCATCAGATGATAATGGCCAATTCACTTCAACAGTAACAATATCTGTTGTACTTCCATCAAAACTATCTCTCGGTACTTTAAAACTTGCTTCGTACTTTGGATTTGTTTCTCTATTTAAAAGTAATTGTTCTAAATCGTCTAAATTATTGAAAAATTCTTCAGTTATACCATTGTTTGGTCTTATTAAAAAACTATCAGTTGTTCCTGTAACTCCACTAAATGGATTACCAGAAACTTTTAAAATTAAATTAGATGAATTTGTTGGTTCAGTATATGTTAAAATGTCATAGGTGTTACCACTATAATCAATCACATATTTCTTATATGTTGAATAGAAATTTCTAAAATCGTTACTAGTTTGATTAATTATTAAACTTTGTGGTTCTATAATAACAATATCAAATGGATTATATAAACTAGATTTTTCTATTTCAAATTGTGTTGTTTTTAGGGTTGTGTCGTAAGTAATGTTCTGCGCGGTATAATCAGAAATTCTTACAGGTATTGTACTATCAACACACAACGCTGCAGGGAATTTTTTTATAATTCTACCAATTGAGACATTTAATCTTTGTTTTAATGAACCAAATAATGATTTACCAGCATCATCCGTACTACCCTTAAACTTAATGATGTCTTTTTTTTCTATCGTCCCATCTTGTGTGGTAACCGCATCAGTTTCTTCTTTTAAAGAATCTAATGTTAAAAAATCAGAAAAAGGAGAAGTTTTAAAATTTTTATTATCTCTCTGTGGTATGACTTTATCTAACGCAAAATTAGTATTAGTTAATTGACTACTACCATCGGTAATTTGTGTACCGACTAAACTATCACTAAACGTTTGTAAACCATTTGCCGCTTGACTTGGTACTTTTGTAAATTTTGCCATTATTCGGTAATGTTGTCAAAGTCTAAACTTTCATCAATGATTTCTCTTTCTTCCCTAACTTCATACATAGTTTCATTGAATTGGTCTTTAACTTCATACAAGTTGTATTGTTTGTATATTGCGTTATTATTGTTATTATCGTAGATTGTGTAAATACCTGGAGTAATTGCCTTAGTTTGATTACCATATAGAGCATGTGCCAATGTACTTGCATCGTGTTCTACCATTTCTATCTCAATTGTAGTTGGATTAAAAAATGTATTTGTTAAAATAATGTTTTGTCCAGGTTGTCCGATAAAAGGAACTACGTTAGGTCTACTCGATGGGGAAGATGATGGAGTGATTGTTAAAAATACTAAATTAGATGTTTGGTCTGTATATTGATAACGAATTGCTTTATCTGTTGAATTCGATAAGTTTGAAACAATTGGTTGACAATAAAATGATGACGTTACAACTCTATAAAAATTTGGTATTTTTTGAAAACTTCCATTGGTATTAATGTATTCGATTCTGTACCCAACTAAACCTTGTGGTGTAAACCTATTTCTATACGCAGCTGGTACATTATTTAAATCAATAACCAATCCTCTTACCGATGGTAAAGATGCTAACACTCCACAGTCTGTAATGGATGTTCTTATTTGTTTTGGTCTAAGATGTAAAGTATACACACCTAACTCTGAAAATTTTTCAGCCGTTAATTTTAAATTATATAATCCTCCCAAAATCTCTTGTCCCTGAACATTAGAATCGTCTACAGTATCTGCGTTATGGTATACCGGTGTTAAAATGTCTTCAGCGTTTAATCTTGTCAGAGTAACTGGTGCCGTGGTTGTTCTTCCAGAGGTGTAATGATATAAAATCTCTACATCTTCCGGTGACACATCTGCGGGTCTTACAATACCATAACTTCCTACTGCCATATCTTTTTATTTATAAATATAATTTTTATTGTTTTTTAACTTTAAAATATCCTCCACTGTACACACTAAGTTCTCCCATATTATCCACCTCACCTAATCTTAAGTTAACTTCCATTACACCTTGTTTACCTCTTTCTACAAAAACATCCGAATAAACGGTTGGTTGCTCCACAAATCCTAAAAAATGTTCATTTCTTGTCAAAATTGCGTCAAATACTTCTTCTTTTGTAAATCCTGTGGTATTTCCTGTTATCATAGTATAACCATCCTCATAATCTCTATATTGTAAAACACCCGTCACCGTCGAACCAATATGAGATAAGGTATAACCTGTCCAACCAACTCCATCCGAATTAGATCCTGATGTTAATGTTTGAGTATATCCCGTTGACCCGTATTTTTTAAGTTCGTCAATTCTACTACCTCCGACACCTAAATAAGTAAATTCAGTATTTCCGGTATAAGGATATGATGGTGTTTGTCCCAATGTAGTATTGTCGTGAGTATAATAACCCGAATCTCTAAAGTCTAAAAAACTTTGGGTAACCGCATCCACAGATGAATATGTCCCATCTTCTAATAGGAATGATGGAATAACAAATGACATTGTTGCGAAACTACCGGAATTTGACATAATTTAAATTGTACACTAGTAAATATCTTTACTATATGTTTGGTACAATATAAACAATTAATTACTTTTAATAAATGGAATATTATAGGTTAACAACCCAATAAAAATTGAAGTTTCTATTTAAACCTGTTGGTACATATGTAATTCTATAGACTGAGGTATTTTCACTCGTATCTGAACCATAGCTAGTTCTGGTATAACCATTTATTAAAAACATACCATCTGTTGTTGGATGATCGACCACCTCTAAATTCAATAAAGGTCCATAAGCAGTGTTAAGTCCTCCTGAACCTGTTGTTGACACATGTTCAATTGAAAAATCGGTGGCATTAACAAATGGATATGATGTTATCGTACCTATTAAAATTTGTGTGTCTCCAACATTTGTTGGTAACGACTCCGGCGAACCTGAAGATGTGGTTTGGTCAACCGGGTCGGGTCTATATCCTTGCATGGCCCCTGATGTAACATCAACATCCGCAGATGAACCACAAATACCCGTACTTGTTGCTCTAACCGTAACATCGCCAGGATTTACATTTACATTATAACCATTTATTAATGATGTTCTTGAAACTCCTGTTGCATATTGAGTACTTGACCCCAAATAATTGATGACAGATATAGTGAAATTATCCGGTGCCGTTGCTAAATTTAATCCTGTTCCTGTTATTGTTACTACCGCCATATTCTTTAAATATTTGTTTTAATTAGTTTACGCACAAGTTCCAATTTGTGTAAACACACCTTGTGAGTTTATTGTACCATATACATTACCATCCGAATAATAAATTGGTGAACCATATACTGTTCCATCTAATGGTGAACCATTTGAATTATAATATGTGT